TCGTGTATTTGCCCAGGTAATCTTTAAGTTAACTAAGCATCCACAAATTGTGCATTGCTTAATAGATCTTCTGTAGTGTTCGCAACTCTGGCAAATTTCTGCACGTTTTAAACGATCGTTAATTGATGCTAACATGCCAATACTTATAGTCATAAAAATAGGGCTAGTTGCCTAGCCCTATTTTGTGTGCATCGTTCTTCTAATCTAAGATTAGATGAATGATAGTGCGCCTGAGTCAATAGCAATGTTATTAACGTAGTCGGCAGCGTTACCAAGAGATGATGCGCTGTTTGACAACTCAACATAACCATAACGTGTCATGAATGAAACGGTTGGTTCGAATGTTGCTGGGTCAAGGATAACACCACTGCTCATCAATGGGATGTATGGGCAGTAGAATGCTGGTGCGTCCATTTCGTTAGCACCCTTGTAACCGATAAGAACTGGAGTGTCATCACCGGCGTAGTGGTTAACGTAAACACGAACTGAACTGTTCAATGTGCCAACAAACTTGGTGTTTGTAGGTGCTTCAAATGTGCCTTCTGTAGTGCGAGCAAAAGCAGAAGTTGTAGCAGATTGAAGGATTGTCAATGCTGTTGGGCTAACAACGATGTAGTTACCAGCACCACGACGTGTGCGTGTAGCAATGTCGTTAGCGGCACGGTTGATCAACACAGCAAGAGCGGCGTGTTGGTCACCAACGAATGAAGCCTGGCCTGAAACGGCTGACTGGTCGTATGTGCCAAATGCTGAACCTGAAAGAGTCAACAATGATTCGATGATCTCTTGGTCGATTTCAGCAGTGATTTCTTGAGCAAGTGCGGCCATGATTTCAGCCTCAACGTCAACACCGTGAATGGCTTGTGCGTCTTGAGCGGCTTCAAATGTCCAACGTGCTGACAATTTACGGCTCTTGGCTTCAACTGTCTCTTTAAGGATCTGGATGCTCATCTTAGCACCACCAGTGCCTTCTTTGGTTGCTGTAGTATCAGCACGGCCATCACCGTTACCTGAATACTGAGTAGCAATCTTGAATGGGCTTAGAGCCTCATCACCTGCTGTAACAGCAGAACCAACAACACCACGAGCGTTTGAAGCGGCAGAAGCGGCTTCAGCGTAACGAACACGTAGAGTGTGGATTTGGCTAACTGGACCCTGCATTGGCTGAACACCAACTAGTTCGTTAGCAATTGTTGTAGGCATAACACGGCGGATAACTGGAAGGATAACCTTGTTAAGAACGCTGATGTTACCAGATGCAGTAGCACCTGAGGAAGCAGTTTCAGTCAAATACTTCTTTGTATTTTCCAAGCAAACTTCCATAGTTGTTTTCTTTTGGCCGTTAAGACCTTCGAGAAGGGCTTCTTTGGTTGCGGCCCAGTTTTTGCTTTCAAATAATGCTTGTGACATTTTATGTCTCTCCTAATTACTTGTTAATACCAGCCAACTTGCGTAGTTGCTGAATGGTGTCGGCTTCTGCTGACTCTTCAACGGCGGCTGGCGCTGGCTTATCACCTGTAACCACAGTCTTCTGTGATTGAACTCCCTCAACGAGTGTTTTCTTGTCTCTACGGACCTCTTCGTTAAGAACTGATGGCAGGTATTTCTGGAATTGATCTTTGAGTTTAGCAGTTTCAGTGCTCTCAAGTAACTCTTCCATGATTGCACGTTTGTCTTTTGACAACGGCGCACATAGATCCTGCATAACACGATTGCGAGCCATCTGGTCTTCCGCGATGCGCTGACGACGACTTGCTTCGTTAATTTCTTCTTGTTTGGATTCTACTAGTTTTTGTGATTCTTCTAATTGAGCCCTAATGTCTGAAATTTGTTTGTTTAATTGGCTAACTGCTGTGCCATCTGCAAACTTGCTGGCCATAAACTCGGCAGCAAATGCTTCCATGATCTTACGACCAAAGTTATTTTCTTTGGCTTCACGGATGTCTTGTTTAAGTTGACCCATTTCTTTCTTAAAGGATTCAGTTACTAAAGCGTTAACCTTTTCGCTGGCTTTCTTAATGAAAGTAGTGCGGGCTTCTTCAATGGCTTTGCGACCTTCAGCAACTAGTTTAACTCTAGCGTCAACTAATTGTTTGTGGTCTTCATGCAATTCTGACAATTCAGAAGTAAGTTTGCGTAATGCAAATTCTTCTAAACGGCCTAAACTGTCTTTTTGTGCTTGACGATCTGACTTTAGTTCTGCTACTTCTTTTGCTAGTGTTTCCATAACAAATTTTTGTAGTAACTGTGCGTCTTCTTTGATCTTGGCAGCATACTTGACACGTTGACTCATAGCGTCTTCGTGTAGTTTTTTAAATTCGGCACTAGCGCCAGTGATGGTATCTTGTAAAAGTTTATCCATCGCTTCAACTAATTGACCTTTGTCATGCTCATAACGTGAAGCAAATTCTTCACGCAGTTCAGCAGTGATTGTTTCACGGCTTTCAGCAATGTGCTTTTCCCAAGCGGCGTTGATGTTATCGCGCACCTCTTCAGAAAGAACTACTGAGCCGAGCAATTCTGTAAAGTTACTCATTTATGTCTCCTCAGACTTTCTTAAGATTCTGGATGAATCTAGTCACCTCGTTTTCAAGGTGCTTTTGTGCGGACCTATCGTAGGTCGCCGCGAGAGCCACATCCATAAGGGCGGCACGTCTGCGATCTAGCATCACACGCTCATAAATTGGTGTTGGATAAGCATCTGGGGCACTGGGTTGTGCAACTACGTCAACAGTGACAATTTCAAAATCTGAAACTTTACCATTGGCGCCAACGTTGCCAGAACCGCGGCTTGAAACGCCTAACTTAACACCACTTTCAAGCAGTGTGCGGATAATGTTACCCATTGGTGTTGGAATAATTTTTAACTTTCCATAACCATCGGCACCATCCATCCACATTTCTGTAACCATATGACTTACACGGTCGATGTTTACCTGTAAATCATCTGGGTGATCGGCTTCTCCTAAAACTGAGTAGCCTTGCTCTAGTCGTGACTTAATGCTCTCTACTGCGCGGGCAATTTCATTGCTTGGGTAAACACGTTGATTGTGATTTACTTTATCGCCTTGGATGAAAATGCCTTTCATGTAGAGATCCTTACCGCCATTGGCTGTCTCTTTGGCTTCAACTGTCATTTGTGCTTGGTCGAAACTTAGACGTTCACGTAATGGCTGTAAGTTCATATTATTAGCCCTTTGGTGTTGCTACTTTGCTGAGGGCAGGCTTAGTTGTGCCACCAAGGTCTTGTGCCTTAGGTGCTGTGCCACCTGCTTCGCTACCACCACCAAATTTGGTAGCAGGACGAGCCATCATTGGATTGCGTTTAGCAACTGGACTGTTCTTTTCGTCAGCCTTGTCGCCATTGTCTGGGCTAGAAACTTTTTCAAGTTCTGCAGACTCTTCAATGCTTTCTTTTGGCTCTTCAGGCATTTCTTCTGCGCCCATTTCGCCGGCTTCAGCATCGCCGTCTACATCTTCGCCAGATACCATTTCTTCAAACTCTGCTTTGAGTTTTGCTAATGCTGATTCAACATCAACCATTGCATCTGCAACATCAGCGGCGTCACCAGCAACTGGTTCGGCTGATGGTTCTGCACCCATGTCACCGGCTACGTCATCGGTAGCGGCTGCTTCTGGGTCCATTGTTGGGTCTAGAACTTCGTCGTCACCTTCTTCAGTCAAGTCAGCATCAACTTCTTCAACTGCGTCAGTTACGTCTTCTAGTGCTTGTTCATCTTCTAGGTTAACATCGTCTGCCATAATGTCTTCATAGACTTTGCGACCAATGCCAACGTAGTAATCGTGTAGGAGGCCAGCGGCTTTATCTTCCTCTTTGTTTAAGAGGTGTTCCAGCGCCTGCTCTAATACTGTTTTACTCATTTATTCGTTCTCCTTTGCGCGAAGGCGGTTTTAACCAAAAACTACTTACTATTGGCGCAGGGAGAAAGAGGAGATATGGTGGAAAAACTGCGTTTTTTTACGCAATTATGACACCGTAAATAGACCAATTACGCCATTGGCGCGGGTCTTGCATACATTTTTTTGACTAATTCTAAGCGACTTTTTGTTTCATATTCACGCAATTCGCGCAATTTTCTTAGGCGATTTACATGCTCAAGCGTTAATCTATTCCTACGAAGATCTGAATAAAATGCTACTTCGGGATCCTTTTCGGTTTCAATTTCTTCTTGTTGTTGTAATAAGTCGTTGAATCTCATAGCACTACTTATATGTTCATTGAGGTTTTCGCTTGACTCTAAACACAACATTTTTACCTAACACAGGGTTATTAATCATTGTGCCCGGACCTGTTGTTGTATGAATTGTGGTTGCTGGATACATTACTATTAAACCTGGTTTATGCGGGAATATATGTGTAGGTTCCCCAACGCCATATCCGCGGCGATCATGGACACTTACATTATCACTAGGAGGAACAGTTTCGTAAAGTATTAAATCTAATCCTTCACCATATTTCCATACCTCGTTAACTGGTATTACCATAGTATAGCAATTTTCAACT